ATGTCAGTAGACCTGATCTGTGCCGACGAAATATTTGATATCTCGGAGATCACAATGGCGGGCCTGATCCCAACCCAGCGCGTCCGCAGGTCTCCTCACTTGGCTCTCTTTAGCACCGCTGGCACCGAAAGCAGCGCGTTGTTTATAAGACATCGAGAAAACGCGCTCCGACTTATTGACACAAACAATCCTTCTAATTTTTACTTTGCAGAATGGTCGCCACCGCCGACAGTAGATCCGATGCAGGAATCTTCTTGGTCGTGGGGCAACCCAGCACTCGGACACACTTTAACTCTTGACACTTTGCGCGCCGAATCTAAAGATCCTGACCGCTCAAATTTTTTAAGAAGCAGTCTTAACATGTGGATCGCTAGCACCCAGTCATGGATTCAGACCCACCTATGGCCTGACCTTAAGTACGACGGCCCGATCCCTACTGGCGGCGTCATCTCCGTTGAGGCGTCTATGGACGAATCCAGATACTTCGCCACAAAGTCGGTCGCTCTTGGTGACGGTCGTACTTGTGTCTCGGTAGCTTTTACTGCCGAGACTGCCAAAGAACTTTGGGCTCATGTTGCAGCTCTCGCCGCAGATCCTGCAATCAAGTTCATCTTCTCGCCAACAATTGACGCACACTGCCCACCGATCTTTGAGCGTCGGCGCGTCGTAATGGGCTACAAAGAAATACTGCAATACACCCCCATCGTAAGAAATATGATTAGCGAAGGTCGGCTAGTGCACACTGGCGAAGCGATGCTTGCCGAGCATGTTTGTCGAGCGGTCATGGTCAGGACTCAAGGCTCGATCGCAGTGTCATCCCAGAAGTCCGCTGGCCCTATTGAATTGTGTCGGACGATGATCTGGGGAGCGGCGGCAGCTGCAAGACCGGGCAACTCTCAAAAGCCTTCGATGATATTGATTGCCAACTAGCATCATCTCGGCACTCGTCCGCTTGCTTGCCTGTCGTCGGGATACCGCGCGTGACTGGGCGAGTGCCACCATGATCCGCTTCATATGTGTCATCATGTGTTATGGCTATCTTCTCAAAATCCCGTGATCTTGCTGTCTCTGTAGAACCGTCCGTCAAAGCTGCTGTAGGTGCTTCGTCTTATTCGCCTTTGCGCTCGTTCGTATCTTGGCAACAGGGTCAGCGACGCGCTCGCGCAATGACGCTTCCTGTGATCGTGCGCGGTCGTGACTTGATCTGTGACACCATCTCGGGAATGAAGTTGGAGATGTACCGCGAGATGTGGAACGGCGAAGAAATGGAAGAAGTCCCACTTGCTCCGCGCGCATGGCTTTCACGAATTGACCAGTCCGTTCCAAACCAATTCATCATAAGTTGGACAATTGATGACCTCATCTTCGAAGGGCGTGCCTTCTGGATGATTGAGTCACGCACCGCCGACGGCTATCCAGCATCGTTCACTCGACTACCTGCCGCAATGGTGCAGACACTTGACCAGCAAGGCGAAGTCTTCTTTGGCCCATCAAAGCAAGTTGTCTTCAACGGCATCACGCTAGACCCACGCGATCTTGTGCAATTCATCTCACCAATGCAATCACTGAACTCGACTGGGGCGCGCGCTGTAGAGATCGCACTCCGCGTAGAAGAGTCACGGCTTCGAGCGTCCCAGTCGGTACTACCTTCGGGCTATCTGAAACAGACTGGCGGAGAACCGCTATCGGCTCAAGAACTCTCGGACTTGGCAGCACAATTCAACCTTGCGCGCACATCTGGGAATAACACTGCCGCGCTAAATGAGTTCCTCGAGTATGTGCCAACACAGGCAACACCTGACAAGATGCTGATGATCGAATCAGCTGATTATTCGGCGCGCGATCTTGGGCGCATCCTTGGCGTACCGTCCTACTTGCTGTCCGTCTCAATCGGTGCTTACTCCTACCAGTCAAGCCAACAGTCACGCATCGATCTTTGGACTTACGCTTGCAAAGCTCTTGCCGACTGCATCACCGAAACACTCTCGTCCGACAATGTGCTTCCACACGGAACCTATGTTTGTTTCGACACAGACGACTTCTTGGCCGAGGCATACATGGGAGGCGACATGCCAGAAGACCGAATGAACGAAACCGATATCCCCCAAGACGCACTTATAGAAAACTAGGATCCAACCATGATCAGACTCACTACAGAATCTTTTACGATTGACGCCGCCGAAGGCGAATCACCACGACGCACGATCTCGGGCATCGCGGTCAGATATAACACGCCAGCAAAAGTCAGCGACGGAACGATGGTCGCTTTTGCACCGGGCTCACTTCCAGTAGACGGACGCGCACCGACTCTCCAGATGTACCACGATTCAAGCAAGGTCATCGGCACAGTTACCGAGCGTCTAGAAACCCCTGAAGGCATGCTTTTTGTTGCCAAGGTATCTAACACTCGCGACGGAGACGAAGCCTTGATCCTTGCAGCTGACGGAGCCCTTCCAGAAGTGTCCGTTGGCGTCGAGCCGATCAAGTTCAAGTACGACAAAGAAGGAACAATGATCGTCACCTCGGCATCTTGGAGCGAATTATCCCTCGTCGCTCGAGGAGCCTTTGACGCACCAATCCAGCAAGTCGCAGCATCCACACCAGAAGAAGAAGAAGTTACTACTATTCAAGAAGCACCTCAACAGGAGACAGAAACCATGAACGAAACAGTCGAAGCCCCAGCCGTAATCGAAGCATCAAAGGCAACTCAAGCAATCTTCGCAACCGCGAAGCGTGAGTTCCATATGCCAACACCTGCCGAATACATCTCGGCTTTTGTAACTAATCCAGACAAGTTCGCAGAGATGCGCGCAGGTATCGAAGCAGCTGCACCTAATGTGCTCACCTCGGATATTCCTGGCGTGCTCCCATTGCCAATCGTGCAACCTACCTACAACAACTTTATTGGTCGTAGGCCTGTCATTGACGCAGTAGGCGTCAAAGCAATGCCACAAGGCGGCAAAGTTTTCATCCGTCCAGAAGTAACAACACACACTTCAGTCGGCGTGCAATCAACCGAGAACACTGCACTCACACAAGGAACTTTTGTGGTGACAGACAACCAAGTCACAAAAGGTACCTACGGTGGATATGTGACCCTCTCCGAACAATCAATCGATTGGAGTACACCAGAGATCATCGGTCTTGTACTTGATGACATGGCTCGCATCTACGCAAACGCCACAGACAATGTCGCAGCAGACAACTTGAAGACAGGTGCAACAGTTACACAAAACTTTGCAGCTGCTTCAGCATCTGATCCTTCTTACTGGTCATCGTGGATCTCCACTGCTGCTCAAACAATTTTGTCATCAAGCAATGGCAACTTGCCAACGCACATCTTTGTAAGTCCTGATTGGTGGGGGACTCTTATGGGCTTGAGCGACACAGCTGATCGTCCACTGTTCCCACAAATTGGCCCAATGAACGCATTTGGCAACCTTGCACCGGGACAAGTAAATGGTGTTGCATTCGGTCTCCAAGTTGTTGTAGACCGCAACTTTGCAGCGGACACCGTCATCATCGGCGATGCCACTGGCTACGAGGTGTTCGAGCAAATGAAGGGCGCGATCTCGATCGATGTACCTTCAACTTTGTCTCGCACGATCGCCTTCAGAGGGTATCTTGCAACTTTGATGATTGACGCTTCGAAATTCGTCAAAGCCGCTTTCGTCTGATCTGAAAGGTAAGCCAAGATTATGGCTGCCTACACGGTCACACACAAACAACTCACCGACAACTACGCAGTCTTACAGCTTCTCACTGAAGCCGAGATTGAAGTTGGCGCAAGCGTTGTCATCACGAATGTCGATGCGACTTTCAACGGAACTTACATTGTCTACGCTCTGCCGCAATATGCGTTTATGGGCGTGGACGATGAAGGTGATCTTCTCTTTGATCCGCTGGTCACCATTCCGAACCAAGTTCTCTACGCAAAGACCGCTTCTGATGTCGCTCGGACTGCCGCTTCTGGCACGCTGACAATTACCCAGACTTGCACTTGGGTCACTGCCGCAATGCTCGAGGACTGGCTTGGTATTGGTACAGCGACCGCAGCTGACGCCGCGTTCCTAACGATCTGTGCTTCGGCATGCTCGCAGTTTGCTTGGCGTCGCAGAATGGAAGCAGGCTACATTGACTCGCTGACGACTGTGCCTTCTCAAGATGTCTTGCTCGGAACGCAGATGTACGGTGGGTCTTTGTATCGCCAGCGCGGATCAATAGATCAGTTTGCTTCGTTCCAAAATATGGGCGTCACGCCTGTCATGGGTCTGAACGGAATGATCCGCCAGCTCTTGGGGATTGATCGTCCGCAGGTCGCCTGATGCCTGTCCCTAACTACACCGATCTATTCAACGAAGGCTTCGACGATCTTGTAGCGAAGCTCTCAACTGTGAGCGGTCTACAAGTAAATAATGATCCACGCAATATAAGCCCACCTTCCGTCTTTGTCAATATAGACTCAATCGATGGCTACAACTACAATGTCGCCAAGTTGAACTTCACTTTGCAGATCATCACGCTTGGCCCGGGCAACCTAGACGCCCAAAAGAGTCTGCTCAATATCCTTGCCCAGATCTACGCACTCAATATCGGGGTCGTATCTGGACGCCCAACCAACCTAGATATCGGTGGCTCAACGCTTCCTGCTTATGAGCTGTCGGTCTCAACTGTCGTGCAGACTGCCTAATCCACACTCTAGGTCTCATTATGTGTCAAACTAAATCCAACACTTCCAAGGAGTAACTCACATGGCAACTTCCACAATCCTCTCAAATCCAAAAGTCACCGTCGCCACAGTCGATCTGTCGGGCTGGTGCACTAGCGCAACTTTGACTCGCACTGTGACTGCATTGAATGACACGGTTTTTGGCAACACTGCTAATACTTTCACGGCAGGTCTTGAAGACAACGAATGTGCACTTACCTTGTTTTTGAGTTACGACACATCAGCCACTTACGCCACACTTGCACCATTGGTCGGCACAAAATTGACACTTATCGTCAAGCCAACAACGGCAGTGGATTCAGCAACTAACCCTGGCTTCACACTGACAAACACTTACCTTGAGTCGTTGCCAGTGATCTCCGCAGCTCTTGGCGAACTCCAGTCAATCGACCTCACCTTCATGGGTGGCGTCTACTCGGCTGATGTAACCAACCCATAATTTTCGGCCTTCCTTGGCCCGACGAAAGGAAATATAGTGAAGATCAAACTTACGCTTACACGCGGAGACAAAAAAGAAACACTTATAACAAACCTCTTTGCGATTGCCGAATGGGAACGCTTAGAGAATCGTCGAGTTTCTGACGGTCGCGGTATCGGTGCATCAGACATGGCTTGCTGGGCGTACATCATGCTTGGCATCAAAGGCGAGACACTTCCTGGTACTTGGCGCGAATGGCTTAAAGCAAACCCAGATGTCGAGATTGGCGTAGAGGACTCAACTGATGTAAACCCTACGGACGCGGCTACAGGCGACAACTCGCCGAACTTGTAGTCGCGACAGGGTGGGCTCCCACTTTCTACGCTGACACCTTCGACACGCGAGACCTAACTACCATTGTCGCAGTGCTAGAAAAACAAAACAAAAAGAGGTGACATGGCTGAAGGAATTGAAACTCGCATAGAGGTCTACGGCCTTAAAGAAGCACTTAAAGAACTGAACAAGATTGACAAGTCTTTACGACGCGAGATCACCAAAGATTACAAAAGGATTACAGCAGGATTAGTCTCCGATATTGAGTCCGCCATACCTCTAAATTATCCTCTGTCAGGCTGGCAACGACGCTGGAATCTTCGTGGATCTTATGAGGTCTTTCCTTGGCCTACCGAGCACAAAGTCAAAGCGTACATCAACACAAAACCGCCAAAAGAGTTCCGACAAAACACTGTGAACCTCACGACCTTTGCAATTAAGTGGCTTGGCGCGGCAGCTTCATTCTTTGACTTTTCAACTAGTAACCGCATGGGCGCTGCACTAACAGCCAAGTACGGAGATTCATCGAGAGTAGTATGGCGTCAATATGAAGCCCACAAAGACGACCTCAATAGCGCTATGGAGACGCTAGTGGATCGCGTCGGTAAAGCCGTCGGACAGAACTTGAAAGCACAATAGTCATGGCTGTAATCCTTCCAATCATCACCGAGTTCAATGCCAAAGGCACACAAAAGGCGATCAAAGAGTTCCAGAAGCTTGAAGGCGCGTCGGCTAAAGCACAGTACGCAATTAAAAAGTCAGCAGTCCCAGCAGCCGCAGCTGTCGCAGGATTAGGTCTTGCTCTAGTTGGTGCTACCAAAGCGGCAATGGAAGATCAAGCCGAACAAGTACAGCTCGCGCTTGCCTTGCAGAATGTCACTGGCGCGACCGACGCACAGATCGCAGCACAAGAAGACATGATTACAAAGATGAGTCTTGCGTCAGGCGTAGCGGACTCTGAACTTCGCCCGGCACTGGCGTCACTTGTACGCGGAACTAAAGACATCGAGGAAGCGAACAAAGCGCTAGCACTTGCACAAGACATCTCCGCAGGATCAGGCAAAGACCTTGCGACCGTCTCAGACGCGCTTGCGAAGGCTTACGGCGGAAACATGAAAGGACTTGCCGCGCTTAGTCCAGAAATTAAAGCGATGATTAAAGACGGTGCATCTTTGGAAGATGTAATGAATGTGCTTGGCGGATCGTTCGGTGGTGCTTCTGCCGCAGCTGCCGCAACTGCCGAAGGCGGAATGAAGCGTCTAGGGATCGCCCTTGCAGAAACTAAAGAGTCAATCGGCGCGGCACTGATCCCAGTCGTCGAGGCACTTCTTCCGTACCTAATCGCCTTTGGCGCGTGGGCACAAGAGAACACAAAAGTCTTCCTTATTGTTGCAGGCGCGATCGGTGGGATCGCTGTAACAATCTTGGCTCTTAATGCCGCTATGAAAGTTTATGCAGCCGCACAGATAATCGTGAACGGCGTCGTTGCAGTGTTTAACGCGCTGCTACTGGCTAACCCTGTCACTCTGGTCATCTTGGCGATCGTTGCGTTTATAGCGATTCTGACCGCGCTCTATTTTAAGTTTGAGACTGTTCGCAAGATCGTGGACACGGTCTTTGATGCGATGCTTGCAGGCGGTAAAGCAGTCTTCAACGGACTTACTACCTACTTTACAGGCGTCTTCAACATCTACAAAAATCTATTTAACGGCATCGCTTCATTGTGGAACAACACGATCGGCTCGCTCTCTTTTGACTTTCCTGATTGGGTGCCGGGTCTTGGTGGCAAAGGCTTCTCCGTTCCGAATATCCCTATGCTCGCGGACGGCGGAATCGTGACAGGGCCAACGCTTGCAATGATCGGTGAGCGTGGCCCTGAAGCGGTCATCCCACTATCTGGACGCGGTGGTGGAATGGGCAACTACACGATCAACATCACAGGCGGTCTTGGCTCAAGCGCGGAGATCGGCACAGCTGTCGTAAACGCAATCAGAGCGTTCAATAGGCAGAATGGCCCAGCGAACATAGCGGTCGCCTAATGGCTGGCGTAGCGGTAATTGGGTCAGGTAACTACGACCTTGAGATTGACACAGGGTACGACTGGAACGCTTTTGTACTTGACGACGATCTTAAAGGCGAACTAGATAACACTGAATACACGCTTGACGGTACATCTCAATTCGCGACGGTTATGGACGGCACGATCGCGCTTACAGCGAAACGCGGACGCGCTAACACTGGCGACCAGTTTGCTTATGGCACAATGAACTTTACGCTGAACGACACTTACGCCGACGGAGTGTTCAACCCTTTTGACACAACTTCTCCGTACTACGACCCAACGAATAATCAGCCTGGACTTGCACCACTACGCGAAGTCCGCTTCTCTCGATACAGCTCAACCAATGTCAAAGAGCTCTTGTGGGTCGGCTACATAGTGAACTACGACTACACCTTTACGCTCGGCGGACTTGACACAGTGACCGTGAATTGCGCGGACTTCTCCTACCAGTTAGGTCAGACCTTCCTTGCCGAATGGAATGTCACAGAGC